NCCGACTTCCGGGCGTGACTCCTCTCCGCCACGCATGTACTGCTGACGCCACATTTGATAAGCTTCCGTGCTCCCTTTGCGGGCGAAGATCGGTCCTCTCTGCTCCATCCCGCCGCCTTTGCCTAGGGCTGCCCGGTATTGCTCGGTCGCTTCTGCTTTGGCTCGGGCATAGGCGACTGCATCCAAGGCACCCACCCGATATAGCTCATCCAGCTCGGCCACCGCTTTCTTCATCCGTTCAATGGGCGTCAACGTCTGTTCGATGATCCGAGCCGCCTTGGCCATTTGCTGTTCCGTGGGCAACAGATCGCCCATCGCACTGGCACCGTCACCAGCTCTCATCAGCCCCACGGCCGACTCGTAGGCTCCCATCAAGTTGCTTATTGCCTGCTGTGCTTGCTCCCAGTCGGTTGTACCTAGTTCAATTGCCTTATTGAGTATCTCGAATCCAACGGTGAGCCTTTGCAATGGTTTGCCGCCCGCCCCTTCAATATCGGCTATTGCGGCTTTGTAGCGTTCTAGCACGTCAAGGACGGTTCGGCCGTAGGCCCTTGCGTCTTCTGTTGACAGTACGCTATCGGCTACCCGCCCGAGAGCTTGCTGCTTGATACTGCTCAACTCCTTTTGAAATTGCTTGTACGGCGCTCCCATTGCTGCCGTGACCTTGCCAGTGTCCCAGATCTTGCGACCCTTCTCACGATCAGCTATCTTTTTACGATAGTCTTCCGAAGTGCGTTGATACCGTAACATCAGCATTTGTTCACTTGGCCACATCTCGGAGACCATTTGGCGTCCTTTCTGAGCTGCCTTGTTAGCCGCTTGATTGAGTTTTTCAAGCTGCTCGGCGGGCATCTGGTCTCCGAATAACTGATCTAAGGCAAACAAAGGGTTCGTCATAATCTGGGTACCCGCGTATAACTTTCCCCAGATACTATTCTTGAGATACGCATCATAATAAAGTAGATCGCGGAGATGCGTTTTGATCCCTTGGATACCCCGCCGCATGAACTCGATTCCATCCGCTACAGCGGCGATCACTCCCACCATACCCTCAAGCTCATCGCTAACGGCCTTCGTCTCGCCGGCCATGGTGCCCAATGCGGGATTCAGATCGCGTGTCGCGTCCAGCCATAGCCCAAGCCCTTCGCCCACCTCAGCCATCCAGCCAGTGAAACGGTCAATGATCACGCCTTCAATGACGGCGTTGAGCTTATTGAGTGCCCGCGTTAAGGGTGGAAGCTGTTTGTTGGCAATATCTTCAATCGTGCCACCCGCCGCCTTGTTTGCCGCCGCCCATCCCCGCATTTGATCGGACATCCCGATGACCATAGACAGAAAGGCCGAGGATTTGGTGGGCAGCCCCAACTCCATCAGTTGGCGTATTTTGGCCCCCGGTGCAAGATCACCTAGGCGACGCTCGAAATCTGCAATGATGTCGGGCAACGCTCGTAGATTGTCGGCCGCATCAAATACCCTGATGTTGGCCTCCTCGAATGCCGCCGCGTTATTGATCGCCGCCGCCGTCAAATCACGCAAGACGATGTCAAACGCCGTGCCGCCCTCTTCGCCTTTCTTGGCCTGTGCGGCATAAGCCTGCAATAACGCCAGTCCCTCGGACAGCGGAATATTGAGCATCTTCATTCTCGCCGCCGCCTTGTTGGTCAGGGCTTGGCCGAATTGAACGATGGAGGCGTTCGCCTGGGTCGCTGCCATGCCCAGCATGTCTGCCAGCCCCGTGATGTTCTCCAGATACTTGGCCGGGTCCTTGTCCAGGGCCAGCGAAGTCATCGCATCCGTCAGGATATCAGTCGATTCGGCCAGATCCGACATTGCGGCTTGAGCAAATCTCGCCGTAACTGGTAACGCCTGCATAGCCCGCGAAACATCTAGGTTAGCCGAGAATAGATAGTAATACCCCTTGGCTAGCTCGCTCGCACTGTACTTCGTCTCATAGGCAAGCTGCTTGGCAAGTGCCTCCATCTCCGCACGCATCTGCGGCGTCACGTTGCGGACGATGGCCAAGCTGGAGTTCATCTCCTGTTGAAAATGCTCGGCCATGCGGAAGGCTTTGATGGCCCCGTAGATGCCGAGAATCGGCCCGGCCATGGCCATCAGTTGCGTGCCGAAACTACGCACCACGCCGCTCGCCGTGCCAGTGACCGCGGCAAAGCCCTTGACCGAGCTGCCCGCCGCACGCATGCCCCGGGTGAAGGCCATCGAATTGACCGAGAGCTTTGCAACGAGTGAGCCGACGGTGGGCATCAATCACCCTTGGGAAAGGCCGCCAAAAGCTTCTGTTCTAATTCTTTCGCCTTGCGGGCACTGGCGTCCGGATCATCGTCAATGATCTCGTTCGGCTCATCGTCTGCCGTCTCCCGGTTTCGCAGCGTGTGGAGAAAATGGCCGACAAACCACGCTGGGGTGACCCCCTCCTTGACCCCGCCGAAGGCACTGACGACCCAGTAGGCCAGCCATGCTGCACGCCAATCGGCCCGGTCCTCACCCAGCGGCCCGACGACCTCTTCCAAGGCGGTTTGCCAGGCCAGATCGCGGGCCGATACCCGCCGCCCCGTGGGCCCGGGCCAGCTTCATGTAGTGCTGGAGTTCGGGCCGGCTTCGGAGTTTCCCACCATGTCCTCAACGTCTTCGTCCGTCCAGCCGCCGAGCCGAAGTACCGTGTCCGCGATGCGATTGATCGGGGCGGCATTCTTGGTGCGGAGCCATTTCAAGGTAGGCTTCAGTTTCGTACGATCGAACAAGGGCCGTCTCTCCGCATCACAGGTGAACCAAATCACGAGCCGCTCTTTCAAGTCGCGAAGATTGACTTCTCGCCTATTACCACGCCGGATCATCCCTTCTTGCTCGAATAGGTTTTTCTCTTCTCCCGTCGGGTTGCGGACATAGACGCAGCCGGGCTTCCCCCTCTTGGTCTTCCACTCGGGGGTGGGAACTTGCAGCATTTGCTGATCTTCCGCCTCCTCGATCTCCTCAACCGAGAGCAGCTCAAACTCTTCGGGCTCGTCGAAATCCTCGCCAACCAAATCGTTTTCCCGGGCGATTCGCGTGTCTTCGGGCCGGGTGCTCTGTTGGGCCTTGGGTTGGTCTTCGCTCATCGTTAGCTCCAGACTGGTTTCCCACTCGTCTTGAAGGTGATTTCCTCAACAATCTTGTCACCCAACGGTGCATTGAGTCCCTTGACCTTGGTCAACAGGGCCGTGACGGTGCAGGTGCCCGCACCGGTCGGGAGCGTAATCACCAGCGAATCGCTGGTACCCACCGCGGGGATCGTGCCGCCGCAATGCAGCGTCCAGGTGTGCTCACCTCCGTCTTTCAATCCCTCGATAAACTCACGATACTGATCCGTGGACGCCTGATGCGTGCTATCCACCGCCTCTGCCGTCTCGCCGCTGGAAGTAAGGTCCAACAGCTCGGCGGAGAGTGTGGAAAAGCTCACTGTGATTCCCGTGGATACGTAGGCTGCCATCGTCAGCACTCCTTCTATCTACGGCCAACACAAAACGGCAATGCGATGGTGCGGCACCGCACTGCCGTTTTGTCGTTTGGCCTTGACATCGGGCGGTTGCGCAACCGCCCGGGTCCTACCCAGTCGAATTGTCTTTAGCCCGTAGGTGCTACGGGTCTCCACCAGACGAACAGGTCGATCGTGGCCACGTAGGTCCCGTCATCGCTGGCGTCCTGTGGGGGATCATAAGCCTCGCCGTCGTTTTCAAAATAAGCCAGCACGATCGTCAGGCTGCCGTTGATCGTACCCGAATATCGCTGGGTCACGTCCCGGATGGCATCGCGTAACGTCTCCGCTTGTGCCGGCGTGCTGCCCCAGCAGTCGATCTCGATCCGTGCCTGAGCCAGCGTCGAGGTACCTGTTTGGAACAGCTCGTCTTGTCCGGACACTTTCCGATACGTCAACGCCGGGAGCGTGCTCACCTGCTGCGACCGCTTGATGCGATAGATCCTCGTGGACACGAGGTCCGTCACCGCGGTCTTGCCGCTCCAGTACACGTGCAGGGCCTGTAGGAGTGTGAGGCATATCATCGGCGACGTAGTTTCATTGCTTCGCGTTCGATACCAATTCCCATTTTCATCCCTAACGTCCGGGCTACTTCGTGGACGTTGTTATCCCAAGCTGGTTTTAGGAACGGATACCCTGTTACTTGCTCATCAGTCCTGCGACCCCACAAGACTTTTTGGTGTCCTTCCTCCACAAGGTGGCCAATATTGCCCTTGCTGCTCTTGCCGTATTTGGGTCCCACAACGCCCACGATGGCATGATTATAGGTTCGCACCACAATGGTCATCGTTTCAAACAATCGCTGACCGCCTGCCGCTCTTCGTAGCTGCTGGGCTCCCCGCTTTTCCTTTCCTCGACCTAGTGCCCGTGCTCGTGCTTTGGCATCCTTGCGAACACACCCCAGTGATCCTCGCACCGCCGACCGTACTACTTTACGCCGTACAGCCCCTGGCAATTCGTTGAGTACGTTAAGGAGTTCGTACATCCCATAGATTTCAAGTCCCCGCCCGGAAATGTAACTGGCGGGCGTTACGCGGGGCACTCCCACACGAATCCCCGACAGTCGGGCACCAGGCGTCGTACTCTGTCTGGAAACTCCCATCTTACACCGCCTCGATCAACCGAAACTCGAATTCCTCATGCTCCTCGTCCACGTCGATTACCGATTCGATCTCAAACGTCCGGTTCTCCGTTGGGCGGGATGCACACTTCTCATCTGGACATACTAGCCGCATGGCTGGCGTGGGACTGATATCGTCTCGCCACCACGTGCGGGCCAGGTGGGTCACGTCGGCCTGTACGATCTTGGAGTCATAAAACTCCCGGCCCCGCAAAGGCCAGAGCGAGCACCATAGCTCCGCCACCTCGCTCGCTGTCTTGGTGATGGTGCCCTGGACATTCGTCTCAGTGTCCTTTTCAAGGATCATGTATTTGGTGTAATTGCCGGCATCCGGCTTACGCTGCTTGGCCATTGTCCTTCACAAATCGCCGT